ATCCTTGAGCCACTTCGCGAACTTCTCCGCGTTGTTGTCGTAGAAGCTCTTGAACCAAGCGGGTCCAACGAGTTCCTTCCAGAAGTAGAACGCTTCCCACTGATCGGGAATGCACTCGCGAGCGACATAGCAACCAGCAGCACTTCCGAGTGCGCCGATTGCGCTAGTGACACCCTTGACGATGGCCAACGGAGAGTTGGCCTGCGAAGCCTCGAACGCGTTCTGGGCGTTCTGGAGCGCAAAGCTGGAACCGGTCTGAAGCAACTGACCAGGGCTAGCTTGCTGCATTCCCTGAATGTACTGAGGAGAAGCGAACGGAGACGCACCCTGCTGGAGTCCACCAAGTTGAGCGGCTTGCGAGACGATGGGCTGGAGACCCAGAGCGGACTGGATGTTCGCAATGTTCTGCTGCTGGGCACCCTGACGCTGTTGCTGCGAAGCCATCTGGCCCGCAAAGGTCTGTTGCTGGGCAGTGTTTCGCTGACCGGTGGCTGCGAGGATATTCTGGAACGATTCCTGAGCTTGACGATTGGCGACATCGCTCGTGGTTTGGCCGCTCTGGAGTAGGCCAAGAGCTTGCTGACGACGCTGGACATCGGCATTCGCAATAGCCTCACCAACCGCCCGCGCCTCGCGGAAAGCGGAGAGGTTACCAAGGATATTTCCGGTAGCAGTGCCACGAGCGCGAACAGCTTGCTCGGCGGCTCGGATCATTGCGGGATCAAGCGTTCCGGCTTGAGCGAGACCGGCACTGATCTGGCGTTCGAGGTTGCTGCGGATGTTCGCTGCTTCGCCAGTATCCTGCGGGCCGGTAGGCATGCCGACACGCTCGTAGGTGGGGGCAGCGGGAGCGGTCTCGGCAATGGGGCGTTGCCCAATGCTCTCCATGAAGTTTTCATAGAGACCATAGCGTCCAGGATCAGCGGCCTTAAGCTCTTTAACACGTTGCTCGGCAAACTGAGTTCCATACTCCTTTGCGAGATCGAGCTGAGCCTTGGTCTGTTCAGGGGCAAGAGATGCTAGTGCGCGAGCTGTTTCGCGTGTGGCATCGATGTCAGACATGCCGCTGAAATTAACCGTTCGGTACTCACCGGTTTCTTTGCCGTTTTTGTAGATTGGAACCCGAACCTCTCCCCCAATCCGAGACGCTGCCTCGATCTGCCGTTGAAGCGGAAAGGTTTCGATCGAAGCCATGACAGCCTCGCGATTTGCCGCCGCCATATCCGGTGCTTTATATGATCCGCCCATAGGAAATCCTTCGGTTCATTAGAAGTTTGAAGTATCTGTTGAAATCGTACAAACGGGAAACGCCTCTGCTGAATCCGCCCACCTTGGTGACCTTATCTGAACAGACGGTCATCATGGCCAACCAGAGAGTCTGAACGGCTTCTGGCTCAACCCCAATTACCATCTCGATCCAAGCGATGTGGCCATCAGGGAAGTTGTTGTTGATGTCTTCCGCTTCATCGATTGAGTTCAGGAAACGAACAGCTCCGACACCAATGCACTCGCCCTTCTCATTCTTGATGATCCCGATCTGCTTCATCTTGTTGAAGATGCCGATCCAGTTCAGGAGCTGATCATCGTTCCATGTGGAACAAGTTGGCCAATGAAGCCTGAGCAGCTTAGCTGCTTCGATGATAGACGGATGTGCGTTCATTGCTGAGGACGCACGGAATCGACGAATCCAGAGAGAATGGCGGATTGGAATGACAGGCGACCGCCCGCATTGGTTTCAACCTTAAATTGGATCGAGTTCCATCGGCCCTTGCTGATGAGGTTGTAGGCTTTCAGGAACTTCTGAGAACTGGTGATGCTCAGGCCGGAATCAATCGTGGAGAATGTTCCAGTCATGTCCTTGGCGTAGGAAACAGTAACACCGGTATTCTGGGTGGTGTACGGGTTATCGAACGCGAGCTGGATGCTGTAACCGATCTTGTCGGGGATGGGTTCCCCAAGGTTGTAAGCCTTTGTGGTCACCGAGGACTGGTATTGCGAGCCGCCATCCAAATAGGAAGAAACCGGTGTTGGTACGGTGCGAGTGTTTGGCAGGTAGTCGTTGAATGACCAGACCTGATTGCTTCCCGAAGACACTGCGGTCATGTCGCCAGCGAACATCAGCACAGGGCCAAAGCTTGAGAACGATGTGGCAAAGAAGTCGTTCACCTGCCAGTTGTCCCAGTATCCAAGCCAAGAGCGGGCCAGTGAGTGGTATACGATGATCGCGTTATTCCGAGGGATCAGGTCTTCGAGTTCAAGATGGTAACCGTTTTCAAGAAGCATCGCATACTCGTTTTCGAGACCAACACCGAACGGTCCTTCCTGAACGAACGGAACTGCGAGCAGGTATCGGTTATTCCAGAACACACCGTCGCAGAGTTCGAGGCGCGTCTTATCAATGCGGCTGATGAGATCGTTGATCGGGCTGCTGAGCGCGAGTCCAACGCTGGTCTGAGTGCCCGCTTGGATCTGGGCCATCGAGCGGATGCCGTCACGAGACAGGAAGAAAACATCAGCACCCACCGCAGCAATGGATCGGTGCGATGAGCAGCCGATGTTTCCGCTGACGAGCGAGATAGACCAATCAGCGGGATCTGCCGTGGGATCGGCATCCACAGTCCAGATGGACCGCTCCTTGAACACGAGCAAGCGGTATCCGAACCACGAGTAGAGACCACGAATCGGATCGCCATCGCCACCAACGCGAATGGAACCAAGCGGGTCCCAAGATTCACCATCGAGAATGTCCGAGAAGTAAAGGGTATCTGGAGGAACCGTGGTATCTGCCGAAACGCACCAGAGACGATTGGTATGCGTTGTGAGATAGAGAGGCTTGGCAGGAGCGGCGAGGGATACAAATGCGACCGCGTGGGACTGGTTTGCCGGTGAGATCGAAACCGTAGGAGCCGTGATGTAACCGCTGCCGGGGTTCGTGATGGTAATCGCAACTAGGTTGCCATCATTGGCCACAATGGCGGTGGCCGTAGCGGTTACACCGCTTGGCGGAGCCGATATGGTGATTGTGGGAATCGAGTTGTGACTTGAACCCTGCCTGATGACATCGATGCGGCTGATCTTACCGGCAGCGATGGATGCGTTCGAGTTAGAGCTGTTGACATAACGCAGTGCGCTATAGCCATCCGCGTAGAACAACTTCTCGTTGAGCTGAGCAAAGTAAACGTATCTCGCGAGAGGATTGATCGTAGATCCGCTGATGACGTTGTACGAAATACCAGGAGATCCGTAGTACAGCAGATTGGTGTTCGCGTTGACATCATTCAGCGCGATTACCAGACGCTCTGAGGCGGACGTATCAAAGTAGAAGCCAGAGTAGACTTGGCAGTTGATTGGAAGGTTGGAGGCGAAGTTGCCGGTGGTTGCCTCCCAGTTTGTGATAACAGCTTCCCAGTTGGTGGTGATGCTGTTTCCAACCAGTGAAACGGACCCGAGACGAGTGACAAGGTTTCCAAAGTCATCATAGTCCATGTTGATGGCCGACTCCAAGCTTGTGGCCGGAATGGCATCTGGACGAGTAGCTGAAACGACACCAGTACTGAACCCATTGCTTCCATCCAGAAGCATCTGGTCGTCGAGTGCGTCTGAGGATTGGAATGGCATTAGGTGATGTCCTGAAAGGTATAGTCGTAGAGGCTGTCAGGAATGATGCGGCTGATCTGCTGCTGCTGACCGCGTTCCATGTCCTTCATAATGGACACTTGAGCCGCGCCTTCTTGGAACTTGGCTTGGGCCTTACCGTACTGCCGAGAGTATTCGAGGAGATCGCCTTCGGTGTAGGCCATCAGTGCATTCTCCACACCGTGCAGCTCGAAGTTGCTGTCATTGGTGATGGTCTGAGCCTCACCGAACTGACGCATCTGGGACTGCTTCTTGCCGAGAACGAAGAGGGTTCCGTTGACGTTGGGAACTGGGATGAGCTTGATCCTCGGGACACCGGCCAGTCCGTAGGCAACGTCCATGTTGCGGACCCAGTTCACGAAGTTGTTGGGCGTGGACTTGCGACCATCGACGTTGTTCCAAGTGTTGGGATCGAGCTGGAAGAACGATACCCACTCAGCGGACGGGATCTCGATACCATCGGTATCTCCATCAACCGTGAACTTCACTGCCACCGGGAAGTCCATGTACATGTTGTACCCAGTGTTCGACGAGTAGGTGCTGGTGATGAAGGTGCTGATCGTGTTGATCTCATCACCGTCAGTGATCGGAATGGAGGTAACGCCCAAGGTATCGTTCCACAGGCACGAATCCCAGATCATGGAGTAGCGGCGGATACAGAACTTCTTGGCCAACGTGATCGTGGCCGAGTCCGTGAACGACAGCTTGTCGCAAGCCGCTTGAGCTACTTCAGAGGGTTTCATTAGGCGAAGTATTCCTGAGCGGTGATCGTCGAAGTAGTGCTTTGCTGGACGGAACCATTTATGTTGAAGTTCAAATACAGGTCACTAGATCCATAAATGTGAATCTTGTATGTAACAGCAGAGGTGGTATTGGGTGAATCAAGAAACTCTATCTTAACATTGTTGATCGACTCAATCTCACCGTCTTCGTAGCTGGCAGAAGCGATTCCAACTATTCCAGTACCAGTGCTTGTTCCAATCTCAGTTCCGTTTCTAGTTAGCCTGAAAACGCAGTTTTTGGAATCACCAGTTAAAAACGAATAGTTGATAACGGCAGAAACAAGAATGTTTGAACTGCCGCTTCGTGGAGTAATAGAAACCGATATTACATCAGCACCAGATCCAGTGGTATTTGCCTCAATGCTTGCTCTGGCTTTGTTTGCAGTCTGCTTACATTGAGGTGAGTTCAATGAAGTCTGAACAAACTGACTGGAGTTAGAAGCCCGAAGTCTTCCAGTCGAATCAAGAATAATAACCTTATCGGTATCTGTATCAACATTCTGAGTGGTGATGTTCGGGAATGTAACAACATTCGCGTTCACCGTCAGGAGATCTGCGTCAGCATTACCAATAGTGGTATTGCCGTTTACCGTCAGGTTACCACTTGCGGACAAAGACGTTCCACTAATAGAAGAACTAGATCCAATCGAACCGGTTACAGTAAGGTTGTTCGATATGACAGT